CTTCCATTCCTTCCTCAGGGACGTGTGATCAGTCCCTACAGGAACCTCATTCCTCTCATAGGGCACTTCACCTTCTGGAAGGAGTGAGATTACACTGTCATCAAAGTTCCAAATCAAGACAGCAGTTAAAGCATCGTTTCTATATTCCTTCAGAATCTCAATCTTTTTATTGATAGTTCTCTGTTTGGAAGCGAGTTCCAGGATCTCATGAATAAAAGGATTGGGAGGAAGTTTCTTCGTAACTGTTACTGCTTTCTTCGCTGTTGTTTTCTTTCTCGTTGATGATGTAGCCATTGTGATTCGTTTTGCATTCAGTATAGGTTATTTATTTTGACCAGTCAAGGTCAATCCTCATCTTGAAAGTCTTCTAGATTATTTTCAAATCTAACAGACAATACCTCATCGGGGATGATTTGTCCATTCTCATCAAACATTTCTGGGTGCATAGGGATGTAAGTAGAGTTTCTCTCAATTACATACTCCTTGACTAGATACCCAATCACTCCTCCTACGAGAAGAAACATAACTGAAATGATTGCTGAAAAAGTTAGGGTTACCGCTAACATTGTCCTCCCTCCTTGGGTTACTTCTTTTTCCTAATGTCCAGGTAGAAGTTAAAGTGGAAAACGATCTCCCTCTTCATGAAGGACACCATGTTCCCAAACTTTATCTGGAAAGTCTTGGGTGGCTCTGGTTTCCTCCTCCTATTTCTAAGTAGTAATTCTACTCCACGGTTGACGGGAATGGGATTACTTTCAAGCTTATTTAGAGAACTTTCTTCTTTTTCCTGGTTGTTTTTCTTGTTCGTATCTTCTGGCATCTTCCAGTATCCCATGTAAATAGTCTTTTATTTTTCTTGCCTCTGGTTTGCCCAGATGCCCATACCCTTCCCTGAGTTGTTTGTGATCGTTGTCACTACCACCGTGGATGTATTCTTCAAGATCATTGATAATGTCCACAATTTCTTTCGCTGTAGAACTTTCAATGAACTCTCTTACATCTACCTTCTTTGTCTTTTTGAGTTTTAGATACTCATACATGTTAAGGAAGAACTTGTGGTCAAAAGCGTAGTCAATAGTTCTTTCGACTTCCCAATATATCTCCCTATCTTCCATTATACTAGTTTCTGTTCTCTTAGATACTTGACTGTTTCTTGACATCCACCAATGACTTCACCATCCATGACTACCTTAGGGTAGGTTGATGATTCACCAAACTTCTGTAAGAATTCTTCTCTAGTGAAGTCTCGGTTAACTTTATATATCACATGCTCAACTTCTGCTAGCTGTAATACCTGCTGAACTTTGTTGCAAGCAGGACATCCTTCTCTAGAAAACACTACGAATGTCATAATTTTCCTCCGACTACTCCACTATTTACAACACGGGTATACTCATCAAGAGAACCATCTTGTAGACACATCAGGTGCCATCTGGTCATGGTTTCCACACCCTCTTTAGTCATCCCAGTGATGAAGTGTTGTCCCAGGGGTTCTTTGAGGATACTGGTGAACAATCCAAAACGTGTCTTCTTGATGTAGAAACAATCATCAATCCACTCTACATTTTCTGGAATGTTTTTCTCTACTGTCCCACCAAACGATGTGGGAAGTTTAGGGTGTACTGCCATCTGTCTCCTGATAAGTGATTATATATCTGTAAGATACTTTTCCTGTATGGTCTACGAGTGTTTGGTGGGATACTTCCCCATCAAGCAGAGACTCCAGGTTCTTCAACCGAATTTGAATTATTGTCTTCCTGGTCTGCTCGTCTAGTTTCTTTGGCATGATGTCCGATAAGTTCAGGGTTGGGTTGTGATTTAGTCAGGTCT